GAACCAACTGATGATCAGAGAGTGGCAGTAAACTATGGATACTCTATACCGTATACAATGAGTGTAACAAATGCATTAAACCTAGTAGATGGTACTAGCTCAATTACATCACCATCTACATATGCAGTAGCACTGTCCCCAGCTTGTGGATGGTGGTACTGCCCTCCTACGGGTGGTGAAGATTCACCATACAGACTGGGAGATTTTAGGGATTATAATGCTGATGCGACTTGTATATTTGATGGGGTAAATTGTCCTAGTGCAGTAACTACTAGTCCAACTAGTGATGTAATATTCACATTATCATTAGCAAACGGCTTTGTATTTTCAGACTTTGAAAGTTTAAGTGACTACCATTTTGGTGTAATACTCCGTAATAGTGCTACGACAGCTTTTATTGGTAAAGTATATGGCACTAATGCTGTGTATATTGAGAAGAGTGCTGTAAGTGATCTACTTGGTACTAGTTATGGTAGTTATGATGTAATCCCAGTAGTAACAGCATATGCTAATAATACTACGCATGTTACAGAAGCTACATGTATCCCTTTGCCTTGCGCAAAGAGTACTATTACATATTCTAATGCGTCTACAGAAGCTGGTTTAGGATTTAGTGTATCGTTTGGTGGTGTAACAGCAACTGCAGTTAGTGCAAGGATGAGATTCACTGTTAAATTCACTGTCTATAATGAAACTAATGCAGCGCAAACTGTAAATCTATCAAACTTGTACTTTAAGATAAAGAATGGTTCTACTACTGATTGCTCAGATTATACTACTGATTATATATCTTGCAGTAAGACAGATAGTATAAGTATAGCTGCTAATAGTCAATCTAGTACGTATACATCTACTTTAAATGATAGTTTAACTAACTACACAAGTAGTCCATTCTACTATAAGGTTATAGCATACTATAATACTGCCTCAGGATATAAAGAAGCTGGATCTACATCTATATTACAAGGTTCTAAAGATCTTGATGCTTAGACAAATAATACAACATATATTACAAATATACGTTAATCGTTTTAATATTTGTTTTACAAAAATTATAAATTAATTTTATCATGATAAATATAGAAAAAACTAATAGAGCTACAGTATCAGTAAAATTTAATAGTGATACTAATATCAACTATACTATTACTGCTAATATAAGTGTTGATGCTACTAGTGGTGATAAGAAAGTAAATAACATTGAGAGCGGTGTAGTATATGATGCTACATCAAATACTGAAGTAGCTAACTTTAGTTATTATGGCAATTTGAATGTTAACTTCTATACGGTACAAGCTGATGATAAAGAGAATGAAATCATATCAGCTATTAAAGAGTTCCGTAATGAACTTAATTCAAATGTTGATAACCTTAATATTACATTCTAATAAATTTATAAGATATGAATAACGTAATAAGAAGTGCTACAGCTCCTGCAGATAGAAGTGCATTATGGATAGATACTAGTACTTCTAATAATGAAGTTAAGATTTGTAATCCTAACGGAACTTGGTTATCAGTATCTACACTACCTTCTTCGGAAGGTAGTGCTTCCAATAGTGGTTCTAATAGTATTCTAGATCAATCAGAAAACGGTATCATCGAGGGATATATATATAATCCAGATGTAGCTCAGTATTCACAAAGGGACATTTTAATATCCTCTACTACGGATGTACTAGATTTTGAGCGAACAGATATTGTATATGCACAACGTATATTTACGCACATAATACAGCATAAAAATAATATATTTACTGGAGAAGACGTTAATTATTATTTTGATTTAATAAAAAGAAGAGGATTTTCTTATCGTATTATTATAGAGGATGAAGACTATGCTGAACTCGCTGGATTTCATATCGCTGAATTTTATACATTAAGACTTAATTGTGGAACCTGCGGAGGAAACGTAGTGCTTAATTATTATATTACTGATGGGGAAGAGACTAATATTACTGTGCAAGTAAACGGAGTAACGTATGGTCAATTTATGAATAATGGCGAAGCGACGATTACTAGAAAAGAAGTAGATGTTACAACCGATTGTAAAAAATTTCTTATGTTTGATGTATATCTATACACAAATGGGACTGGCACAAAAGTATTAGCAGACAATGGGAAATACATAGATTTAACGGCTTACATAAAAGATGTAATTGCAAATTCTTAATTTGTATGAAGATATTATATAAAGGAAAATTGGAACCAGAAGATACTAGTGTAATATGGTTTAATAATACTGCAGACAACGGTGGTTTAAAAAAATACGAAAACGGTAAATGGGTTACTGCAACTCAAAATGATATAATAGAAAAGCTTATTGCAGCTGGTATAAAATTTAAAGTAGAAAAATAATTTATAAAAGATATAAACATGAAAGCAAAAGTAATAGCAGATAGCTTTGAAATACTAAAAGACATCAAACTAAATGGCATTGAATCTAAGAATCAATTCCTTATTATTAAGGCTCTACGAGTACTTAAACCTATAGTAGCTAACTACAAAGATGATATATCTAACATTGAAGATAAGGTAATATCTTGTTCTAAAGAGGAACTAGCTGCAAATAGAGAGAAGGCACAGAAGCAAATCACTGCTGAACGTAACAATGATACAGAGAATATGTTACCTAGTTCAGAAGTAATTGCATTGAATGAGTTCTTCAATAAGGTTGGTAATGAGATAAATAGTATTAAAGAAGCTATAGACAACGAAGACGTTGAACTTACTTATGAAAAGATAAGTGAGGAAGACTTCGAAAAGCTACTATCTGCTAACAGTCTAACAGCAGAAAATGCTTCACTACTATATGATTTACTTGTCTAATATTACTCTTGCATGTTATAATATCAAATTATATGGTGCATAGAGCAACGATAATTAAAGCTATTACTTAGAGTTTACTTGTATTACTGCACAGAACTAATTCAATAAAATCACGTTTGGTGCAGTATATCAAGCTCTAAGTATCATATAATTTTCAGAACGCTAGCTATCTTTCCAAGATTGATAACTAGCGTTTTATTTTACCAAAACTTAACAATGTTAAACCTACTATACGGATATATATCAACTAGTCAAGGAGTAGCTACTATGAATTACTTTAAGGACATGACTGATGACGGCATAGTTAAATTCCTGGCATGTATTGGTTCAGGAATACTAAGCTGGCTAGCTAGTTCTTTTGCTCCTCTTTGGACCATATTATTCCTACTATTTCTATGCACTGTAACAGACGCATTCCTAGGAGTAAAGGTATCCCTAGCTAATGGTTACAAATGCGAATCGAGGAAGTTATGGAAGACTCTACGTAAGTTTGGCTGGTGTGGTGCAATCATATGGTTTGCTCACCAAGTAGACACAGAGATTCTTACCTCCTTCAATGCTCACCTTGTAGAGCTATTTGCTGGTGCTATCTCAGGAGTAGAATTATGGTCAATAATCGAGAACCTATCAGAATTATACCCTGATGGTCCTTGGAAGATACTAAATAAGTTTATAAAGAGTAAAGGTGAGAAATATCTTGATATTACTATTGAGAAGGAAGACTTACCTAAAGTAAAGGAACTCGTAAAGAAAATTAAATGATGAACTACTTAAAAATAGGCTTGATTGGTGCTATTGCTCTATCCTTAGTAGATAATATACTATTAAGAACTAAAGTAAAGAATTTAGATAAAGAACTTGGTACTGCTAAGAGTAATGTAACATATTATCAGAACTTAGTAAGTAACAAGGTAGATGAAAATAGAGTATTGCAGCTATCAATAAATGATTTTAAACAATCTAATGATAGCTTACTAACAGAGTTATCAAAGACTAAAGATCAACTTAAAATCAAAGATAAGCAGTTAAATGAAGTCACATCTGTTACTACTGTGCTTACTGATACAATAGTAGAGACAATATCTATTGATAGGGACTTTGATGTTGAGCTGAAACCTAATGACCAGACAATTATCAAGATATCTAGAGTAGGTGAACAGCTAACATGCATACCTACTATATACAATAGACAAGACTTATTTGTAACAGAAGAGAAAGTATATAGGAATAAATACAAGAACAAGTTCTCACGGTTTATTCATTTCGACTTCAAGAAAGACAAAGTTTTACAATATAAAATTAGCAATTCAAATGATGCTATTCAAGTACTTGATACAAGAATAGTTAGAATATCAAAGTAATATCAAATCTTTTCAATTTAGTATTAATCAATAAATAAATTGAATTATGCATTTGAGTCAAATTTTAGAGTCGCTCGAACGGCATCCTCATAAAGAGGAAATTATGCAAAGGTTAACTACGTTACTGGAGCATGAGAATGAGCTGCTAGAGCAAGAGTATCATGCACTAAAGAAAAGGCTTACTAAGCTAGTGTATGAAGGTATAAATGGTCCTCACTTTACTGAGGATTGTGCTCATGAAGCAGTTGAGCACATGGAGAATGAGGATGGATCAAAAGGTCCTCATTGGACAGTTGAAGAGACAACTTCCGTAGCCAATCAAATGGGTATAGATTTAAATACTGGGAAAGTAAACAAATGGGATTGGTATGTTGCCATGAATATGATATATTCAGACTTCTATAAGGCTGTTGTATCTCTTACTGGCGGAGCCAATACTAAATCATTTGCAGAATTAACAAAAGCTTGGGTTTGTGACAAAGACGTTTCAGAAGGTAAGATGTGGCATTACTTTATGCATATAATGAAGCATAAAGATTTGGAAGACAACGAAGTAGTTAAGTATCGTGAAGCAGTTAGGACAGGTGATATACCTGAAGAATTGCGTATAGGTAGAGAAATGTATGAAAGATATAATAAACCTATTGACGATGCATACTACAGAGGTAGGCACACATCTTATAGATATTTCTAATTTATCAATATAATAAATCAATTAAAACAATACAATCATGTTAGAAAACGATAGAATAATTGTACAAGACCGTGGATTTGATGCAGGTCTTGCAGCATTGATGCAGAATGCAAGTAAAGGTAGTTTAGATCCAGCAGCTTTAATGGCTATGATGAATAACAACGGTGGCTTCGGTGGAGGCGGCTGGTGGTGGATCTTCATTATCGTACTATTCTGGATGTGGGGTGGTAATGGTTTCGGTGGATTCGGTAACCGTGGAGGTTTAGGTCAAGCTGAAACTAATGCAGACTTTGCTAGACTAATGGCAATGGGTAACCAAGATAACAATACAGATTTGTTAATGCAGGCAATCAACGGTAATAAAGATTCTATAAACAATCTTGCTACTAATTTGAACTGTGATGTCAAGTCAATAGATAATGCATTATGCTCTATCAAGGGAGCTATTGATAAAGTAGCAGGTGAAGTAGGATTCAGCTCTGAGAAAATAATCAATGCTGTAAATAGTGGTGATTGTCAGATTACTCAGGCTATAAGTAATTGTTGCTGCACGACTCAACGTAGTATAGATGCTGTTAACTTGAATATAACTGAACAAGGATATAAGAATCAGTTATCAACCTGTCAACAGACTAATACGTTACAGAACACAATAACATCAGGTATTAACAGTCTACTATCTGATAACTGTAATAGATTCAATCTATTGAACCAGAAGATAGATGCACAGACTCAAGTAATAAATGATGGATTCTGTAGCCTTGAGAAACGTGAAATGCAACGTGAGATTAACCAGTTGCGTGATGAGAGATTTGGTTACCAATTAGCAGCTTCACAACAGAATCAGACTACTAACATTATAAATGCAGTACGTCCAACACCAGTTCCAGCGTATATTACATGTAACCCTTATGGATGTAATGGTAGTATAAATGGTTATGCTTATAACCCCTATTACTACGGTGTAGCTACTAATGAAGGTTGTAGCTGTGCAGCATAAAGAAAGGAGGTAGATATGTATCCTTTCTTTAGAATACCAAGATTACAATTCGATAATGGGGTAATACCAAAGATTAAAGTAATGAGTGTAACTAACTCTACTACTACGGCTACATTATCGTTATGCCCTTATCTTTGGCGACAATTACGCAAAGAAGGCTTGTTCCTACTAGATGCTATCAATGCACCGAGTACAGCTTCTGCTACATTACCTGTACTTGCGAAAATAGGTAATACTACTATTCCAGTATCTCAAGGAGATGGCAGCAATGTAATTGGATCTCAAATCACTGAAGGTAATAAATACTTAGTTTATTACAATAAAGATGACGGTAAGATGCAATTCATAAATTACTACGCATTATAAACTATTATATGGGTAGTAATAAGCTACCCATATAATTAAAATACAAATTATATGACATTCTCTCAATTAACTCCAGGTACTAATATTCACGTACTTGAGATAACAGGAACTTTTAGGAAAAGTACAGCTTACAATTTAGGAACTGTAATTAGTGTATCAAACCCATATGATGAACCAGTTCCACCTACTCAATTTCCAATGCCTATACAGAATAGGCGTAAATTAGTAGACTTAGTAATTTCTTGTAATGGTGAACAAAAGAAACTGTCAGTAGCAGAAGATAAAACAATCATGACAGATTCTACTATAGGTTTAACCATCGCTACAGATAAATCTCAGATAATTAATATGGTGCAGCAATCATACAATGACTGTAAGGTTAAGAAAGAGAGTGTAGCAAGATATGAAGAAGAAATGAGGAGATGCGAAGACATCTTAAAGACGCTTAATAGTACGACGAACTTAACAACCGATGTGACAAAAGATTTCAAAGAACTTGATGAACTAAAAGCTGATGTACAGCAGCTAAAAGAATTGATACAAAATTTAGCCGTACAGCGTCCAGAGGTTAAGCAAGATACTGCTCCTAATAATGAAACACAAACTGAAATCTAAAACACAAAGGTTGGCTGTATAGTCAACCTTTTTTATTTTATGGAAATTAATATAGAAAGAATATATAAATCAGAGAAGTGTACGATTGGTAAACTATCAGTAAACGGTACATTCCAATGTAATACACTTGAAGACCCAGTAAGGGAA